GTTATGAGCATTTACGCTCTTAACAGGTGCCTCTTGACCTCAGAGCCTTATTTCGAAGCTCGACGCGCTCTCGTAAAAGTCGCAGCCGACCGCCGCGACAACGAGAACAAACGTCACTCCTTTCGCCGGTCTTAGCCGTCGATATCTCTGGTTCTTAATCCATTTCTTGTGATTAACACAGATATGCTAGCGCAGCTTAAAGAGAGCGGAGACACTTTATTCGTTAAAAGAGCCGCCCACGGTGTTTCGAGCACCGGGGGCGAGCTCTATTTCGGAGACATGTTCATCGGTCATACTATCGAAGACCAAATTCGGGCCCCAGGCGTTAAAATCCCGAAAGTCACCGCTATCGCCCCTGGCAAATACAAAGCCACTTGGCACTTGCGCCTTAACAAGGACGGGACCTCTCATTATAAGCCGAACTTCTATGTTCCCATGCTTATGGACGTTCCGCAGTTTACCGGAGTTCTCATCCACCCCGGCGGATCCAAAGACGACTCGGAAGGATGTATCCTCCTGTGCAACGAATTGGTTGTCGATAACTACGGCAATTATACCAGCAGCTATCGCGAGGCCCTCGACGTATGTCGAAACTTTTTCGAAACGCTGCGTGCTGCCCACCCTAACGGATTCTGGGTTGAAATTTCGAATCCTAACCTCTGAATCTAAAACATTCTGATATGTTTATCATCGCTATTATGGCTAGCTTCGCCTTCGGCCGGGCTTTATCCAGTCATCTCACTCCTGGCCCAGCGGCTTTCCTCATCGCAATGGCATTACTGCCTACTTTGATAGCCGCTCTCTTTGCTCTTCTGAGCAAGATGTTCACTCACATGGCTGTGGACAAAGAACTAATCGGCGGTTGCGCTTTAACTTGCCTCGCCGCTATGGTTGCCGCTCCTATAGGCATAGTTGTCGGACTCGGTGTCCTTATGGGGCGCTTGAAATACACTAAATTAGCTGAAGTTCCAGTTTTGGGATGGATCATCAAGATTATTGGTGGTGCTATGAACGTGGTGTCTAGTCTGTACAGCAAACTGGTCCTTCCGATCATGGCTTCGACTAAACAGCTTCCACAATCTCCAGTTGCTGGCTCCACTCAGGCTCGCCTTACAATGGGCGCTAAAGTCTGGTCTATTTAACCTTTTGAATCTCACTCTCTGAGGCTACAGTAAATAAAGATGAATCAAAAAGTCGATTTCCTAGCTCGGTATCCAGTGACCAAAGACAACGGTCCTCGCGTCACCGGCCCCGCTGCCCTTTGCGAAGCGGATCTTCACATCGAGAAAGTTGATGTTAAATATGTGACCTATGACGTCGGCACTTCTGTCGATCGTCTGATCACCCTCGGCAATCAGTTCGCGTCCAAGACTGCTGATATCAAAGGACAAAACTGCAATTTGCGCGTTACTGGAGGTGGTGTTACTACCTACTCTCCTTTACCAGCTTGGTACGTTGCTTTAGGCCTTAACGTCGATTCAGCTCTTAAGACTCGCAAACTCACTATGGCCTTAGAGCCACAAGCCGGTTTCCCTACAGCCTGTCTTGGCGCTCTCATCGGTTTCCAAGCTACTAATCAGCAACCTTCCGACCTCGTGACGGTTATCATTTATGTTAACAGTGTCGGCTACAATCAGCCTAACCCTCCATTTCCCGGAGCTCCTGGAGTCTTAAAATACTCTTTCGACGTTACGGCTTCTCCAAACTCGAACAAACGTCTGGCTGCCTATCTTTGGAGCTGGATCGAGCAACACGCTAACTACGACCATCAAGTAGTGAACGCTGAGATGAACGCCAATCTTAACATCGTACTCGACAAGCCTTTCACCGAGAAGTACATTGCGTCTTCTCCTTCTTCTGCTGCTAACGACGCTTTCTATAGCGAAATAATTCGCGGATACGGAGATGAGACTCTAGCTGCCCCCGGTATCGTGATCGAGATGCATTTTAATAACGATCAAATGATTTTCGACTCTTGGGCTGTTACCGCAGGTGACGTTCCTTGGAACGATTTCGTTGAGTCTTTAATCGTTGGAGACACTATGAACCGTCCTTCAGGATGGCTTCGCCAGTTTAGTGGATCTGACATCGCTAGCGACTGGTTCCAAGGTCGTTAGTCCAACTCACCCTCTCTGAGTCTAAGATTCTCTAATTATGGCTCTTTCCATTCCAGTCGGATTAAAGCGTCGTATGTACCTAGAATGCATCACCTCGGTCCTCCGAGCCGTATTCGAAGACGACGAGCTAGCCGGCCTCTTAAATAACGGTTTTATATCAAACGATGTATACGTTAACTCTCTTGAGCAGAGAAAACTCAAAGCTCAAAAAGTCAACATGTGCCTGTCATCTCGCTGGCGCGTTGAAGATTCTAGCGATAAACTCCTCATGCTAGCAAGCGACTTAGCTGCTATGCCTATTCCCATGAAACAATTCGGATGGGGTAACGACGACGGAGTTATCGGCGATTTAGTCGACATGGTGAAGAACGGACTCTCTGACGCCACGGACTGGTTCACTAGCTCCGGTTCCCTTTACGACGTGAGATACATCCCGGTCTCCGGCTTACCCGGCGACGAAGAGGAAGATAACGTCGACCCTGAGAAGTACGACCGCTACGCTGTCGATTTAACTATCGAACGCGACCCCGGCCGTTTTGCCCATTTTATCGATCCGGACGGCGGTTCTAACGGAATCCGCTTCCTCGACAAAATGTAATTCTCGCACTCTCTGAGTCTGACACCTAGCTCATATGTTAGAAGAAATAATGCAGTTTTTAGGCGACTCTAAAGTCAAGAGCGCTTTCGCTAAACTTAAGTCTATGCGATACGATCTTCAGCTTCTCGTTAACCCGAAAGAGGCATTGAAGAAGTACAACGACGCTTTGAAGACCATCTCCACAGGTTTGGCTGATGGTAAGCTTAAGGCTATAGTTGAATGGCTATCCGTGGAATCGAACACTAAACAGCTGCCCGACGAATACAAAACCTCGATGGAGAAGGATTTTCAGATGCCTTTGCACGATCTGTTCTCTATGATTTTAGCTAATTGGGATACTATCAGTGGAGCTTTTTAATCCGTAACCCTATCACGAACTTTTCCTTTGAGTCTAAAAACATAGAAATAATGCCCATCGTACCTAAAGCAAGCAAACCTTCTTTGCCTCTTGAACCTGCCGCTACCATAGCGTGGACCGATCCCTGCTCGCAAATCGGAAACCTTCTAGCCGTGGCGAGAGCCAGCGACTACGCTGTCAGCCTCCTCGAGCGCAACGACGCCGCTTCGATGTCTGTTAACGTCGGACCTTCCGGCAACACTACTTATATGATTCGCGGCCTTCGCGACCAGTTTTTCAGACCGGTCACTGTCAGCGAGCTCATGGCTCGAATCAGCATGCTGAATCTCACGGCTCAAATGCAGAATGTAGCCCGTTTAGACAAGCGGGATCCCGGCGCTTTAGCCTCTCTCACTGATACCGTAGTTGAGTCACTGCGCCAGATCGCCCCTATGAACTTAGAGGCTATCAAGGGCATTCCGCTCGAGCAGCTTCTCTCCGCTATCACCGTCACTAATACTAATGACGAGCTCTGGCCTTTAATCAATTTACATGCCATGGTGTACGACGCTCAATCTCCTTTCGTTTCATCGTCGAACATTAATCCTCTCGGTTACACTGTTCCCTCATTTGCTAAACTCGTAGCTAATGTCTACACCCCTAATCTCAATGGTGGAGGTCCGGAAGCCGACATAACTATCAGTGCCCTCGGAAATATGATTGATTCTATCAACCGAGAACTTAACGGTGGCGTAACTGACGATTTCGCCTATTCTTTTAGATCTAACGAATTCTTCCGAGGTCTGCACGCCCTGGGGAGCCTGGACGACATCCGCGTTCTCGAGAATTGGCAGACTCTTCTGGCTTGGCTAGAAAAGGAATCTTCAGTTCGCGAAGGTACTGTGGCTGAGAGCGTCAGTCAGACAGATCCCCAGGCTAGGCTCGAAGCTTTGGCCGCTGCCGGCGAACGCGACGAGTTCAAAAATTTGCTAGCTCGCGCGACTCGCAGTCTAGCGCTCAAGATGTTCCAAGCCCTCAAAGTTCCTTTCGCTTTGATACGCTACTACTCGATGTTGCTGACTGATCCTCTAGTCCCTAGAGCTATCAAAGCTACCCGGATGTTGGCTCTGGACGAACCCCGCATTCGCGAAGCCGTCGAATTTTTCAAAGGCATCAGATTCGGCCCTTACTTAGAGTCATTCCTGAATCATTCAGCTGTTGGCGCTATAGCGGGCATTAAGCTCACTACTACTCCGAAAGACGGAACTCTCTTCCCTTCTTCTAAACTCAGCTTCATCACCAACGAACATACTAACGCTGATCTGTTCGCCGCAGACGGACTCCTGCATAAGATGGTCGAGCTTCACGAACGCCTCAAAACTTTCGCCATCACCACTCCCGACTTAATGAACTCTATAACCAACGATCTCTACGTGGGTGACAGCATTAAATTTGGCAGCGGTTACAGCACCGTCAACTCCTCCGACGCTGATATCGACTACTCTGTTTGGATTAAACGTTCCAAATCCTACTCTGGGCTTGACGCTATTTGGAAGCGCAAAGTTATCTATCTAGCTCCTTTCGTTAACCTACCCGATCAGTTCAACCTGATCTGTATGCGCGAAAACGCGGATCTCGACATGTTCAGCGCTTTGGCTACAGGCCTTCCCCCTTCACGTCGCATGACCAAGTGGTCTTACAACGAGCTAGTCTCGATGATGGCCGCCGGAGCTTACGCCACTCAAGGAGCTATCGACGTCTTCCCTGTTAAACGTCAGAGTCAGAACTTCCTCGATACTTTAGCTGACAAAAGCGCTCTTTTTAAACGAACCGCTCCCGCTAATTATCACCTCACTTTAAAAGACAGCGAAGGCGTGATCTACTTCGACTCGGTGCAGACTTTGATCCACCGTCTTCGTCTAAGCGGCGTAAACCCTAACAATATAGGGCAGATCTTCCCTTACTTTTCATTCATTGGGAAGCCTAACTCCGCCGGAGCTTGGGAGCTGCACGACAACCTCGTCTATTCTGGTCCCGACGTCGAGACTTACTTTACTCACAATTTCGTCCAGTTTTCGAAATTTAACTCGGATGTTCACGTTGCTTGTTGGTATAACAACAACGCTCTAGCTTGGATGGACGACAACTGGGAAGAACACGCTGTCATAGCCCCTCCAGGACTCCAGGAGTACCGCGACTTAGTCAGTAAGATGAGCATATCCTTATCGCAACAGTCCGATTTCGATAAGCTCAAGTTTACTGACAAAATCATCTTCAGCTAGCATGCGCGTCAGTCTCGCAGCTCCTGATACCCACGACCGTCCCGAGGGCCCTTTCTTGATTGATCGGGCCTCGGTGGTCGATTGGGGCTCGCCCGCTAAAGGCGGAATTTACTTCGGCATAGCTAAAAACCTTAGCAAACTAACCCGTCAAAATCCTCCGGCCGTAGGAAAGTACCTGTTGAACATGACGGTTGAAGACAACGCTGACGCTTTCGCCGTCGCAGAACGTCTTCAAGTCGAGCTTACCACGCTACCTCCTCACTTGCGCTCCGCTGAGGAAGACCAGCTGAGAAAGATCGGCATCCTAAACGGCAACCTACCTTACAACCACATTCTCGCCGACCCTCTGGGATCTAAGAATCCGATATCCGATTGCTCCGAGGTTAACTCGGTAGCCGACCACTTCGCTAAGATATTAGCTGACATCCTTCCTAAGGTGCTGAGTCGGGTAGGGAACGACTTGTATCCCAGCCTCCCCTCCGTTAGGTTTTCTAATTTGAGCGCGCCACTGAATATCAGTGGAGGTTCGCCTTTGAACGACCTCTGCAACGCTTTCACCGCTGAAGGTTCCCTTCACTACATGAATTCCGGTTTCTCGAAATCCTTCGAGGACGGCATACTGCAGCGTTGCTCTAATTTTGGACTAGAATTCCCGGCCCTGTACTATACCAATTTCTTTCGCTGGCAAGGCGCATACAAAGCGCAGAATCTATATAACGTGACTTCGACCACCATCTCAGCCACTAAGGAAAGTATAGGTGAAAGTCCTCGACTTCGAGCTGTTTATGGGGGTCCCGGTCTAGACAACTTGAGTTTACGTTTTGTAACTAATACTCTTAAGCTCTGTCTGACTCAGATGCGGATATACAAAACTACTAGCGAGAGTGACATTTATCACTCCCTACGAGCTTTGTCCTCCAAAATCCCGGACCCGAACTTCATATCTCTCGATTTCTCAGGTTTTGACCAATCCGTCAACATGTACGTCATCAAGACTTTCATTCGCGCTATAAAGCCTGTCCTCGACCTGTTTCCTGCTTGGCGCGGTCACCTGGAGACTCACTTCTGCCGGCCCACTCTAGCGGCTCCTTATTTCGCCGGAGATACACATTTCTGGTTAAAGAACAAAGGTTCGCTGCTTTCCGGTTCCAACATGACCTCCCTTTTCAATTGGGTCATCAACGGAGTCCTTAACATAGCCGGCTACGTTAAAAGCCAACGAGTGAGTCCTACTCAAGCCTTCTCAGATCTAGGAGTCAAATTTGACTTCGTCGCTCTAGGAGACGATAACGGAGGACTCTACTCTGGCCCTGTCGGATCAGAGGTTGCCGATGCTATCAGTACTTTCGGTTTCAAGACTACTGGGCAAGCCGGCCTCGTATTCCTCATGCGATATTACGATTTCGACAGAGGCTGCAATTACAACTTAGTTAGTCGCGCTCTAAGCCAGACCTTCTGGCGCGAGCGAGCTCCTAAAGGTCCAATAATCGAGAGCTTTGGCCTCATGTCTCGTATGATTCGCACTCAGAATCATCCTTTGCACTCGTACCTTCTCGAACAGGTCGAGAATACTAGCGGCTTCAAGAGACTTTACCAAGCTATCAGCTCCGAACTCGGGTACACTCGCCCCTGTTCTTGGTCTAACTTCAGCTCTTTGGTATCCAGCGAGGTTTTCGCTGACGCCTTCATGCTCTCTCTCAGTAAAGGCGGCCGTGTGGACGTTCGCAACTACCTCATGGGCTTAGCTCGCGGAGAAACGGACCCTAGCTCTATAGTGTCCACTTTGTTGCAATCCGCCCCTTTTCTAGCTCTAACCGGGCGAGACATATCTAAGGAAGTGTCCGAATTGCTGAGTGGTCGGTTCTTTATTAATCACCGACCCACTTTAACGGATCGCAATCGCTGGTTCTCTCGCCTCGACGATTTTCTACACTTGGCTGTTAACTTCGAGCACGGCGGAGTGATTCCTGTTGGCGAACCTTTCAGCTCGTACGCCGGATCATCTCGCGCCCTTCTACACTCAGCCACCAACTCTGGCCCCCTACGTCGATTACTGAGCCACTATTCGAAAACCATCGACCCTACCACTCTGGAGTTTAACTATGGAACTTGATCAATTTTACAATGGATTTAGACCTTCAACCTTACGGAACTGTAAGAGTCGCTTTATTCAAAAGCGCTCCTGAGAGTCACCCTGAATTAGTGTCTGCTAACGAACACGTCGAGTTGCTTGTGGCTTATATCGAAGCGCACAACGTCTCCTTACTGTCCATCGACGGTCACAAAGGTACTATCGAGGAGGGCGATTTCACTGAACAGCCTTCGGGCTCGTACATAGCCGCCGCTTTAATAGAAAAATTCGGCTTAACTTCGGCTGCTTTCAAGCCTGCGGACAAAGGCTCTATCATTAGCCTTACCACTCTAGCTCTCGATAACTCGCGGGCTGTTATCTCACATCTGGCTACTGAAGAGGAGTTGGCTGCTCGAAGAGGCCAGTCCCTGGAGAAGTCTGCTGACGCCCTAGGAGACGCTGAAGCCCCTGACGCCGGATCTGAGGAACCCCAAAACTTAAACGACACCTCTGAAACTCAAGTCTCATAACTATATGACACCCGAACAAGTTGCCATGGTGAAAGACGCTACCATGGCTCACATATCCGCCAAAGCTCTTAGCGCTAAGACCGACTTCATGAAGAGCAAAGCTTACGAACTGCTCCACACGCAGATGAGCGAATTCATTCCTAAGCTCTCTAACTTAGGTCCTGCTACTATGGCCCTCATCTCGAACGCTCACAATTTGATAGAAGCTTTAACTCTCGGGACTATCATTATCCCCGACACTTCTACGATGACCGCCGCTTCAAAAGCTCTCTTCGATCGAACAAAACAGACAGCCGACCTCATTCGACAAGGGTTCGCCACTATCTTCAGCTTCGCCAGCGTCGAAAAGATTGTGACCGGTACAGTAGCGGCTCCACTTATCCTGGCCGGCTTAGACCCAGCAGATGTGGACAAAGCTAACGCTAGCATGGCCTCTTTGGCTGCCAATATCTCCGGTTTATCCGCTGTCATTCCTGCCGCCAACGGTTTAGCCGCCAACCCGGCCGTCTCTGCCATTGGCCAGCGAGCCGCCGTAGCTAAGACTACTCCACAGCCGCCTAACACTAGAGTCAGCCCCTTCCTAACCATCGGAAAAGCAACTCCTAGCTCCACTCCCTCACCTAAAGGCCCCTCTGGCTTAGGCGCTGGTGCTGGAAAATAGATTTCTCATAACTCTGAGTCTACAACCTATTTACTATGGGTATCATTCAACAATTATTGGAAGCCCTTTTTGGCAGCTCTGAAAAGACCGACCAAAAGATAGAGATCCGCCAAGACCGCGAATCTCACCGCGAAGTCATGCGCGATGAGCGCGAGACTAGGGCCGCCGCTCGCACGGCTACAGTTTCTACTCGCGCCGCTAAAAGGCAATCTCGTAACGAAGCTAAAACAGCCAAGCTGTCGAACAAAACAGCTCGCCGCGAAAACAGAGGAGCCAGACAGCAAGCCAAAGCTGACAACAAGTCTGAAAAGAAAGCTGCTCGCGTCGAGCGTCGCTCAAACCGTCGCGGTCGTTAGTATTCCGCAACCTCTCTGGATCTGAATCTATTAACCATATGTTACAGATAATTCCCGCTTTGGCAGAAATTTTGGCCACTTTAGGCACCGATGTCGAAACTTCCTCTCTAGCTAAGAGGCTCGGGGTTGCCGCTTTCAAGAGTGGATCCGTCGTCTCTGCTTCTACCGACAAGGCCGATGTCGACATCTCCAACCTGGGCCGGCTTCTCCTCAACGATATAGTCCAGTCCTCCACTCGACTTGCCGCTGACGTCGCTGCAGGGGGGAACCACAACCTACGGGCTTACCAGTCAGACGTGCGTGTCAGAACTAACCTGGCTGAAGCTAGGATGCGATCGTACCGAGGGTCCGGCCTCCACAGCTTGCTTTCTAGTTTGCAGTCCGTCGACGCTACTATAGCTCAGTACCAAGCTACTCCTCAGATGGGTAATATGAACACGCTTACTCCTCTTGAGGGCTTAGGCTTCGGTAACAATAATGAGGCTATTCTCAGCTCTTTAACTACAAAGATGGCTAACAGGATGGTCTATTTGGGAAGCATGCTTCCCAACAACTTCGAGGGTTGGGTGGGCTCTGACGCTGGTAACGGCCGCCGCGACTCAATAGGTAGCTTCTTGATCGTTCAACCCCCTCGCGTGACCCCTTTTGAGGAAGCTGAACCTCCTGCCCTCCGCGAACGCTTCAACGACCGTCAATCCGCTATTCTAGAGTTACTGCGTATCCTCAAAGATCGTTTGTGCGCTGTGTGCCCCGGATTCCTAGACGGTTTTCACGCTTTGAGCCCCCTCACTCAGGGAAACTACGGCGATCAGCAGGCCATGATAGTTTCTTTGCTCAATATCAGCGTGCTTCCCCAGACCGAGCTGCTAGAATTTTTACTTAACGTCGTCACTGATACTACTACTCGTAGTCTTAACACGGCCGATCTCGAACGTCTGAAAACTCAAAACAAAAAGGATATCGCTACGGCTCTAACCCGATGGATCAAAGAGCGCACCGAACAAGGCGGAGGCGTCATAGAGTCTGGAGCTCAGAAGAAGTTTCAAAATAACGTACAGCAAACTCTAAACAGCTCCGTGGTCGCTAAGACCCTCAGAAGATGCAGGATTCTAGTTCGGCTCCGATAGACGCTTACACCTCTTTTCTGTCTAACGAACTCCTTTCTGGTGTTAAACTAACTGATAGCGTCGGAGCTCAGTCGGAGATACAGCGCGTATTAGCCAACTCGCTGACCCCGTCTCTGAGTGCCAACTCTGATATGCGCCAGCGCGAGGTCGACATCTTCGCTAGCTCTCTTGCTAGATTAGCTTGGATGGAGAGTCTCTTATTCGGTCTTGACGCCTGGTACATGCGGATGGGTCTGGTTAGATTATCCTACAACATCGCGGGATCTCAGGCGTCTGACGAACTACACATAGCTACTCAAGCCGCCGTGCAAGAAGGTGCCGCAGAAGTGGTATCCACTGGAACCTCTTTCATCGGTATAGACAAGATTTTACAGAACCTCATCGTCGCTAAGTCTCGCTTAAACAAGAGAGTCATCCCTGTCGGAATGATTCCTGTCGCCACTCCTGAGAGCATTCCCTCTATAGCTAAGCGCTATTTAGGCGACGCCGACACTACGTCTCTCAGCCGTATAACTTCCGACGACTCCAGACAGAAAGGCGATTCCATCTCAGCGGACTCTATGGCTGTCAAATTAGCTCGTATGAACATCCGCGACTCGATACAATCCACCGGCATAAACTAAAAAAAACGCCAACTCTGCGACTTCTATTCTGCTTATGAGCAAAATAACCATTCCTGACGCTACTATAGCTTCGTTACAGGCTTTGCCAGTTAACTCGCTACCCAACGTCCTTTCATCGGATTCGAAAGCTATGCTTCAGCTGCTAGCCGCTCACACCGCCTTAACTGGCTTTGGTAGCCTAGACGCCAGTCTTCGAGTTCTCCCAGCCGACTCCGAAACGAAGATCAAAATGTATGACGGTACTGTGTTCACCATCGGCTCTATTATGGAGCCTATCATGAACCGACTCGATGCCGAAGTTTCCCATGGAACCGTCATTCGCGTGCGCGCCGCCGAATCTGATTTGCACTCGAAAGTCACTATTAACAAGAAAGATTTCTCAGACTCAGACAGTCGCAGCTATCTAGACGACCCTTCCTTTTCCTCAAACGTGGCTTCTCTATTCGGTATTTCCATCCAAAGCCTTCCCTGGCACGAGAAAGTCATGATCGTTCACAAGTACCTCGGTTTCATCACTGACTACGAGATCAGATCTACTGGAGATCTGGCCTCTTCTGCTGAGTACGCCATAGCTCTAGTCCCTGGCTGGAGACTATCCCGTTCAAAGTCATGGTCTAACGGCCTCTCTTTCGAGTCTGGAGCTGACATCAACGTCCCTTCCACTATGTGGTTTACAGGACTCTGCGGCTCTGCCGGTTTGCCCATTTTGGCCTCCGACGTCATCTCGAATTGCATGATGGAAGGGTCTGGCAACACTGGCTCAGTTCACACTGAACTGAGACTTCTTTCCAGAGCTAAACCATCGGCTTGGGCCTTCTCTTATGGTGATTTCTCTCCTGTAGTTTCATTCGGCGCTTCATCACTACTAGCTTTCCGCTGTCTAACTGACACCACGATCACTTTGTTGACTCAGGACCCTTCCGGCGTCCTCGCTTTCGGTCGCGAATCGGTTAAACTAGACCCCGTGGATCAATTCGCTGTATCGGCCGCCCTCTACACTGCTAGTCTGGCCTCCGCCAAACCTAAACACAACGCTTGCCACAATCTAATCCTGGCGAATGGTAGAGCCACACACAACGCAGTGATCAAAGCCAGCAGCCTTTTCTCTGATTTCTGGAACGTAGGTAGCAAGCTCCAGATTTCCGCAGACGCCTTGGCGAAATCTCTGGCCACTCTGAAACCCGGGGTCTCCGATCCTATCATCGCTCGTAATATCTGTAAAAACGTCATTAAAAAAGTTGTCCTCTCTGCGGCTTTCAAATAACCAAAGATGTCCCACCAACATATCTTAGACTTCTATTCGGTTACTCTTGGATGCCTGACGACTTTCGCTATTGCTGCGCTCTCTCGATACCTCGGGAAGCGCCGCATGCGAAAGCGCCACTCCGACGAGGATCCTTATTCAGACTAGCTGCTTAAATTCCTCTGCTTCTAAATTATTCGGTCTATGTTTAACACTGCCAACAACTCTCTGGCCTGTTTCGTCAAAAAGGTCCCTACCGTGAACGGGATTCATGGTGACGTCGACTTCGTCATCGCCTCTCTCAGTGTTCACTATTTTTCTAACGACAAGTGGATCTACTTAGGACAGGTTTACCCTAACGACAGCGATTTCATTCTTAACTGCGTATTGAACGACGCTTCGAAGATGCTGCCCAGCAAGTTTCCTTCCGACATCAAGACTTTCGATATTGAGATCGTCTCGATGATGGGAACCTGGAAAATGGGCCACTCTATTCTTCCGACTCCCACAAGAATTAACAGCCTTGAAGCTAGCGTAGCTTCTAAAACTTCCCATCCATGAACAAACACGAAATTCGCGTTCTAGCTGACAAAATTCGTCAAGATCTAGACGCCTTCAAAGCCGTGGTCGACGACGTCGCCTTCAGAGCTAACAATCCCGCTTTGTCGACTATAGCTGCTATCGTCGACTCGGCAATTTCGCTAGTCGATGTCATCGACGGCGTTATCGATCGCCATGACGACGGCAGATCCGTCAATTAGCCTATCTGGAAGAAGCTCCCTGCTTCTTCCAGTAGGCCCTAAAGTCGCCCGAACTCACGTTCGGG